GAATAGCCGTTTTCTTTGCCATTTCTTCCCAGTGAGTTACCCACGGCCCGTTATTACCAGCTTTACTCAGGCTGCGCACCAGCTCAATCTGTTTGCGCGTCATAACTTCAAACTGAGTACCTCCGTCTTTCAGTCTTGCGACAGCATAGACGTGGGTAACCGGGGCATCTTCGTTTTCTCCCGGGCGGTGTATTAACTTTTCATCAAGGCCAAATTCGAAGCTAAACTCGTCACCTTCACGGACAACACGGGCTGACAGGCTGGCGATTTGACCAGAACGGCGAGCCAGATCAATCATGCCGCGATAGCCAATGATTAGCTGAACGTTCTTTTTACCGCTCTTTTCGTTTTTATTACCAAAAGGCAGTAAATATGCATGACCGAGGGCGCTACCTGGCTCAAGTCCGAGCTGTGAACACTGTACGATCGCACTGACAAAACTCATAGTGTCACAGTTTCCTAACGCCGGAACTTTACGAATTTCTGTGGTGGCGATACGGATCATACGTTCAGCCGTCATATGGCGTGGAAGAGCTGCTGCCAGTTGCTCTTTCATTGATGGCTGGTTAATAAAACTAATCACGTCGCTATTTTTAACTGCTGCTGGTGCACGGTTTCCCTGAGTTTTTTGCAGATCGGCTTTTGCGATTGGTGGTTGCTTAGTCATTTGCATATTCCTTAGCCCAGCGGGGCAGTGATAATGTCTTAATAGCTGGCCATTCATCGGTATTCAGGCAGTCAGACAGGGTTCGCAGATTGCGGTGATATTCCTGTTGACCTGCCAGTTTTGCTTCTTCGCCCATCATGAAAATTTCAACCGGATAACGTCCGCATTCAATAGTTGTGCTGGCAACCAGAAAAACGAAAGTTGGCTGCACTCCAAACTGTGCTTCATAACCGTCACTGTAGAATGCATCCTGAACGTGATAGCGGTAGTCGTAATAAGCGGTTTTGAATCGTTGAATATCCGCCGTAGTTTTCACGTCCATGATCCAGTGAAATTCAGGGATAATTTTGTCCGGACGGCACCGACACAAAATTCCTGTTTCAGGATCTTCCCAGTAAATTGATGATTCAGCGTGTCCGGCGCTTTCAACAAGCCATTGCCCCAGCGGCAAAGCCATAACGCTTTGATACATGAGTTCAATTTTCCGGCCTTCTTCCGCAGTGATAACCGTTTTTCCTGTGCTTGCGCATTCCATCAGAAACGCTTTCTCTTCTTCTTTTCCGGCGTTTGTACGGCGGTTAAATTCAGGTGCTACGATAAAGCGGTTACTGAATTCTTCCGGTTCAAGTACCCGGCAGTGGAAAGCAGTTCCTAAATCGAGCGTTTTTGTCTTTGTGGTGTCCACGGGGGCATTTTTACGCCACAAATATAGTGCCGGAGTATCAGCAATGTCATCGAGCTGAGACTTACTGATACCGGGACCCGCGTGGTAATTCTCATTCGAAATTCCGTAATAAATACCTGGCTCTATGTCTTCTACGATTACGGGATCTGCGACTTCGCCAGTTTCATCACTGCAATCGCGATGCGGATCGCTGCCAGCATTCTCATTGTGCGGATGTTCAGCGCCTTCCATTTCCTCCGGATCATTTTCCTTAGCTTCAACCTGACTCTCTTCATCGAATGTTTCCTGGTATGTTGCGTCGCCCATCACCGCACCACAGTCAGGGCAGTTATCCCCGCCAGTCTGGCCGCAGGCATTGCAGGCTATTTCCGGTTCCTGTTGCACTACTGGCTCAGGTTGATTCATATCTGGGCTGGTTTTTTCCGTTTCTGGCTGGTTCTGGTACACACAATCGCGAGTCTGGATCCCCTTTACCCATTTCGGATCGTTCGGGTCGCTAATTCCGTCAACAAATTCACCACGTGATGCAGCAAGCAATTTATCGTCATCGACAGGATTTTTTGATGGAATGTTTTTCCGGGCTTCATGGAGTTCTGCCCGCAGTTCCTGATATTTCGCATCAACAGAATTTACCTGTGACTGAGCATCCAGCGGCTGCGTGTCCTGATGATGTTCAGTTGCGTCCGGTTCCATTGTTTCAGCCTCTCCCTGTTCAACTGCCGTTGTTCCAGATGGTTGCGGTTTTTCTTCATCATCCTGTTTTCCTTCTTCTGTTACTCGCTGCGGCATCGGGGCAGAGGAGCGACCGCAGGCAATATCCACGATTTCCGGATCAGGGTTGGCATGATCGGTTTCAGTCAGTACTTTGTTCAGATATTCAGTGACGTGCGCGGGGATGACCTCGATCCCAATTGGTGCTTCTTTTACGGACGCAACCACGATGGCGCGGGAATAATCCAGCCCGCCAGGCATGGTGATGAATTTGTCGCGGAAAACAGAAAAGGGCGGTTTATTTTCAGCGATAATTTCCTCAATGCGTTTAGCGTGTGCCGGATGAAGGTTATAGATGTCCAGATCCATTGAACGGGCCAGTACGCCAGTGGCTACGTCGCGCGCCAGTGACGTCAGATCGTGTACGAAACCTTCGCCGCGATCGGTGAGGTTTCCGCCGCCAGCATTAGCACCGGAAGCCGTGCGAGTGATGTGTGAAACACGATTACCCTTCATCCACTCTTTTGTCAGCAGTCCTCGATCGGTGTAGTCAGCGTTCAGGTATGCTTCGAAAAAAGCAGTTATCAGTCCCAGGTTTGAATTACCAGGATTAGGGAAAACTTTGTCAGTGTCACGAACCAGTTTGTGGAGTTCGCGAATTTCCAGCGGGTCGAGCAGGCTGGTTTTGTGGGAAACAGCCAGGGCAGTAACAGCCGGTAGTTCTTCAGCCCGAGCAATGTGTAATGCCTGGAGTCCGTCGCGTGAAACGTGCGTTACCGGTTTTTCGCTGCCGTGTTGAGCAAGCCAACGAATGGGCAGTTCCTGGCCAGAAATTGGGAGTAGCATATTCTCCTCAATCTCAGTCATGTCTTCGCCGTTGACGTTGGTATTGCCTTGATAGTGAGCGTTGTCTGGTGCTGCTCCCGGTTTTAGTTCCCATGTCATGGAGTCTTTGCTGAGTTGATAGCGTTCACTCCAGGTAAAATCGATCTCACCTTCAGCGGGCAGGTCATTAACGACAGGAAAATTCGTGGCAACAGCTTTAAAATAGCTGCTCAGTTTTTTACCTGACTTAACGATCAGGTAGTCCAGAGTGGCACAGGTCGATTCAAAATCGTTGCTTGCCCACAGGACGACGTCAGGTTCACCGGATGATTTTTTCGCTTTCCGTAACAGGAAGAGTGGTTTTGTGCTCATTGTTTTTTAACCTCAACTCAGATTAAAATTCGTTTTGTTCAGTGAATGATCTTGCCGGATACACACTGTTCATAGCCTGCGCCATACGCAGGCTATTTCTTTCAGATTTCACCTTTTAATTTCATTACAATTAGAGTTGCCAGAAATTCGGCTTTTTTTTCTGCGGGCAGATTCTTTCCGATATGCACCAGGCACATTTTTTTGACACCTTCATCAAGTGTTTTTACGTTGCCTGATGGACCATCGATATCAACCACAGTGAATGGGGTTTCTTTATTTTCTGTTTTAATTACGTAGCCAATGCGCTTTCCTTCCAGATTCACCTCGTGAACAATGTCATCGGTAGTTACAACAGTGGCTTCATAATTGGTAATCATGTTTTTCTCCTTAATTAAGGTTGAGCGAATACCTGCCATTTCTGGCATAAATTCAGTTTCGAATAGTCAATTAATTAAAGTTCATGTGCCATCTGGTCTTTTTCGGCACAAGCTTCACTGCAATATTTTCTCGGTTCGTCTTTTGATAAAATCCCGTGCATGAAGTGAAGCATTCTTTCAATAGCTTTGCTTTCTTCAACGTCTTTTTTGCAAAGGTGGTAAGCACATTTTATTTTCTTAGTCATCACCATGACTCCGCCTTTACAGGTAAACCATCACGACCGAGGAAGACTTTAATCATGCGGTCAGTAATGAATGTTTTTGTGGTCAGGTTACGAATATATAGTTTTCGCTTTTTAATATTGTTTGCCGAGGCAATATATGTCCGGCCTTCATGAAGAACATAATCGCCAGGAGTCACACACTGACGTGGTATTTCATCAGTTCCGAAGTGATGTGCAATCATAATTATCTCCATTTTTACAAATGAACTTTGTTGATGCGGTGTCTGGTGCCTCCAGGTGACTGCAACCAGTTAACAATTACAGTCGGCTTTCCCACCCAAACCAATAAGGACTAACATGACTTTTAACTGTGCCACGTGCGCTTAGCCGCATTCACCGCATCACAAAATTCACTTTAAAAAGGGCGGACATCAGCCGAACTTCAAGAAAAAAACTGATGCCGCCAGGACTACACACAGCAATGTCGTTATTTACAACCGGAGGCGCACTCCCACCATTTAAATTTAACAGACAAGACCGACTCTTTATGGATATCGGAAATGCGCCTTCGTGTTGTGCCCGGTTTTATTTCACCACCTCCGGGCTTCGGTGGTCTCGGCTATACCCCTACAGCGAGAGCTTGTGTTAACATTTCAATACCCTTACAGTTGAGAGTTATTGATATGTTGGATGTATTTACTCCATTGTTGAAACTTTTTGCTAACGAGCCACTCGAAAGACTTATGTATACGATTATCATTTTTGGTCTCACTCTCTGGCTGATACCGAAAGAGTTTACTGTCGCATTCAATGCTTATATTGAAATACCTTGGCTCTTTCAGATTATCGTTTTTGCCTTTTCTTTCGTGGTCGCCATTTCCTTCTCAAGATTGCGAGCACATATTCAAAAGCATTATTCATTACTACCAGAGCAACGAGTATTGCTTCGTTTATCTGAGAAAGAAATCGCTGTATTTAAAGATTTCCTTAAAACAGGAAATCTTATTATCACTTCTCCTTGCCGTAACCCGGTTATGAAAAAATTAGAACGGAAGGGCATCATTCAACATCAGAGTGATAGCGCAAACTGTTCTTATTATCTCGTCACCGAAAAATACTCCCATTTTATGAAGTTATTCTGGAACAGCAGGAGTAGACGTTTTAATCGTTAGCTTACTGTGTGCTTCTCCAACCATCGGCGCGCACCAGTTTCGGTTTTAAATGTTTTGCTTTTGGTATACGTCATGGCAGTGAACGTTCCATCCTGGTTGGGGAACACGCCGCACACCAGGGATTCGTTGTTGCCGAGGTCGATTTTTTGCATTTTGCGAATCTCACATCTTGTTGCTACGTATAGCGACTTCTGCCTGCCAGAGATCCCAGTCGTTGCTGCGTAAAGCCTGCACAGCCTGGTTGTAAGTGATACCGCAACAATCCATCAAATACTGAACTACTTCGTAATGCACCATCTTATCTCTCCCCTTAACGCCGGGTGGCGGAACTAACTGCTGCACTGCAAAATTTGAATCCCGCCGTCATGTTCATACGCCTCGGGCTGGCTACTTAACCCCTTACCACTGCCTGGTAACTCGAAGTATTGCCCGGCGTTCTGTGGGGCGGGGTGGGTGGTATGCTGGAACTATAGGTAATGCCTAATTGATTGTCAATAGGCTATGCCTAATGTTTTGAGCGTAACCTAATAGGTGATGGCGACAGCAGAAAGTGATGGGGGGGTTAAATAACGGAATCCAGGAGTTTTCCGTCAGACCATATAAGTTTAAGTTCCAGTTTTTGTGATGTTCTGGCTTTTCCGTTCAGATTCAAGAGCTTTCAGATACTTACCCACTTTCATTTCCATCGCTGCTATGTAGGCGCGAACATCGTGGTCAACCCAATCTGGTTCTGTAGCATTTCCAGATAACAGGAAAGCTACAATCGCTCTTATTTCATCAGAGGCTGCTTGATAAAGGTTGTTTATATCTAAAAGTTCACTTTTTGTATCTGAATTGGTGGGGGTTGGTATGGGGTATTCGTTAAGCCCCCAATGCTCTGGACCAACAACATCAGAAAAGAAACGCCATAATTCTGGAAGTTTATCTTTACTTATAGAGCCTTTCTTAATCCAGTCATAAATTGATGGTGGTTGGACTTTAAAGTGGCGTGCGACCTCCGCCTTTGATTTGACGGATCCCGATGCGATTTTTTTGTTAATGGCCTGCTCTATCGCTCGGCCTAAGTCTTTACCACTAAGCATTGCTTAATATTCTCCTATGCGCATTACATTAGGCAATCCCTACCCTTACTGCATTAGGCACAGCCTATTGACAATTGCGTTAGGCGTCGCCTAATATTTCTGTGTGTTTTTGGAGTTCATTCGATGAAAAAAGAGAACTATTCATTCAAGCAAGCTTGTGCTGTTGTCGGTGGGCAATCAGCAATGGCTAGGCTTTTAGGTGTATCACCTCCAAGCGTAAATCAATGGATCAAAGGGGTACGTCAATTGCCTGCCGAGAGATGTCCAGCAATTGAACGTGCAACAAGAGGTGAGGTTCTGTGCGAAGAACTTCGTCCTGATATTGACTGGTCATATTTACGACGTTCGGCATGTTGTTCGCAGAATATGTCAGTGAAGCAACTAAATGACAGTAACAAATCCTCATTTGATCATACCTGAAACATCAAGAGGCAAATGATTCATGAAAATCAAGCATGAGCACATCGAATCAGTGTTGTTTGCCCTAGCAGCCGAAAAAGGGCAGGCATGGGTAGCCAATGCAATTACTGAAGAATATCTGCGCCAGGGGGGCGGCGAATTGCCCCTGGTTCCAGGCAAGGACTGGAACAATCAGCAGAATATCTATCACCGTTGGTTGAAAGGTGAAACGAAAACGCAAAGAGAAAAAATTCAGAAGCTGATCCCAGCAATTCTGGCAATCCTTCCGCGCGAGCTGCGTCACCGACTCTGCATCTTCGATACCCTGGAACGCCGTGCATTACTGGCGGCGCAGGAAGCGTTAAGTACGGCAATTGATGCGCATGATGATGCAGTCCAAGCCGTTTACCGGAAAGCGCATTTCAGCGGCGGCGGTTCTTCCGACGATTCTGTCATTGTTCATTAAGCAAAAGTTTCCATGCTGTTTGTGCTTATTCTAAGCCACCGGGCAGCATCATACGGGGCAATTATGGCCGCATTACCATACATGCAACTGTACATAGCTGATTACCTGGCTGACACCATGCATTTGTCAGCAGAGGAGCATGGTGCGTATTTGTTGCTGATGTTCAATTACTGGCAAACAGGAAAGCCAATACCTAAAAACAGGCTGGCAAAAATTGCCCGTCTGACTAACGAGCGATGGGCTGATGTTGAACCATCCTTGCAGGAGTTTTTTTGCGATAACGGCGAGGAATGGGTGCATCTTCGGATTGAGGAAGATCTGGCATCAGTCAGGGAAAAATTAACCAAAAAATCAGCCGCAGGAAAAGCATCTGTTCAGGCCAGAAGAAGCAGAAAGGAAGCAGATGTTCAAACAAAACAAGAGAGAAATTTAACAGGTGTTCAAACAGATGTTGAAGTGGTGTTTGAACATGATGTCAACACAAAGGCAACTAATAAAGATACAGATAAAGATCTAAAAACAGATCCCCCCCTAAATCCCCCCCGGGGGAATCGAGGTGTCAAAAAGTTTGACCCTCTGGATATTACTTTGCCGAACTGGATTTCTGTCTCGCTTTGGCGTGAGTGGGTTGAATTTCGCCAGGCATTGCGAAAACCGATTCGAACGGAGCAGGGCGCTAACGGGGCGATACGGGAGCTGGAAAAATTCCGCCAGCAGGGTTTTTCACCTGAGCAGGTGATTCGACACAGCATCGCCAATGAATACCAGGGCTTGTTCGCGCCGAAAGGTGTTCGACCTGAGACGTTACTCCGACAGGTTAACACCGTCTCGTTACCGGATAGTGCGATCCCGCCAGGCTTCAGGGGGTAACTGACCATGAAAAATATTGCGACAGGCGATGTTCTTGAACGTATCCGCAGACTGGCCCCGTCACATGTAACCGCGCCATTCAAGACGGTAGCGGAGTGGCGCGAGTGGCAACTTTCCGAAGGCCAGAAACGTTGTGAGGAGATCAACCGTCAGAATCGTCAGTTGCGGGTGGAAAAAATTCTGAATCGCTCTGGCATCCAGCCATTGCACCGCAAATGCTCGTTTTCGAATTACCAGGTGCAGAACGAAGGGCAGCGATACGCGTTGAGTCAGGCGAAATCCATCGCTGATGAACTGATGACCGGGTGTACAAATTTTGCGTTCAGCGGAAAACCTGGTACCGGGAAGAACCACTTAGCGGCAGCTATCGGGAATCGCCTGCTGAAAGACGGTCAGACAGTGATTGTGGTTACCGTGGCTGATGTTATGAGTGCCCTGCACGCCAGCTATGACGATGGGCAGTCAGGCGAAAAATTTTTGCGGGAACTGTGCGAAGTGGATCTGCTGGTTCTTGATGAAATTGGCATTCAGCGCGAGACGAAAAACGAGCAGGTGGTACTGCACCAGATTGTTGATCGCCGGACAGCGTCGATGCGCAGCGTGGGGATGCTGACAAACCTGAACTATGAGGCCATGAAAACATTGCTCGGCGAGCGGATTATGGATCGCATGACCATGAACGGCGGGCGATGGGTGAATTTTAACTGGGAGAGCTGGCGTCCGAATGTCGTCCAGCCAGGAATTGCGAAGTAATTTTTACCGGGAGAAAAATTTAATGGAGACTGTTTTTGACGCACTGAAAGCAATGGGAAAAGCCACATCCATAGAACTTGCTGCGCGACTTGATATCAGTCGTGAAGAAGTGCTGAACGAACTATGGGAACTGAAAAAGGCTGGTTTTGTTGATAAAAGCGCGTACACCTGGCGTGTGGCTGATAACAATGTTCAGCAGGAACAGCCAGCGCAGGCAGAACTGCCGGAAGAAATCACCACAGCAACAGTAGCGAAAATCTCAGAGTGCGATTTAACCGCGACGATTGAACAACGAGGACCACAAACGGCTGATGAGCTGGCTACATTGTTTGGTACCACATCACGCAAAGTGGCTTCAACGCTGGCAATGGCAATCAGCAAAGGTCGTCTGATTCGCGTAAATCAGGGCGGTAAATTTCGTTACTGCATACCGGGCGATAATTTACCAGCAGAGCCGAAAGCAGCATCGGTATCTCCGCTCTGGTTATCTGCATCGTCGTCTGCCTGTCATGGGGTGTTAATCATTACCGTGATAACGCCATCGCCTACAAAGAACAGCGCGACAAAAATGCCAGAGAACTGAAGCTGGCGAACGCGGCAATTACTGACATGCAGATGCGTCAGCGTGATGTTGCTGCGCTCGATGCAAAATACACGAAGGAGTTAGCTGATGCGAAAGCTGAAAATGATGCTCTGCGTGATGATGTTGCCGCTGGTCGTCGTCGGTTGCACATCAAAGCAGTCTGTCAGTCAGTGCGTGAAGCCACCACCGCCTCCGGCGTGGATAATGCAGCCTCCCCCCGACTGGCAGACACCGCTGAACGGGATTATTTCACCCTCCGGGAACGACTGGTAATGATGCAGGCCCAACTTGAAGGTGCTCAGCAATACATAACCGAGCAGTGTTTAAAGTAAAATCTTAACTACAATATGATTCATTTTGATGATTGTTTCATAAGGAACAGTGAAGTAAGATCTAAGAGGAGTTAAATTTTATACAGTATAATCATAATATTGCAGCAAGGTGGTTATAATTGAAAGAATATTTAGATATGAATACATCTCATGTAAGAGTTGTTACTCATATGTGTGGGTTCCTGGTTTGGCTCTATAGTCTTTCAATGTTGCCACCAATGGTTGTAGCATTGTTTTATAAAGAAAAAAGCCTGTTTGTTTTCTTTATAACTTTCGTTATATTTTTTTGCATTGGTGGCGGAGCGTGGTATACAACTAAGAAATCTGGCATTCAATTACGTACCCGTGATGGGTTTATTATAATTGTAATGTTTTGGATTTTGTTTTCTGTTATTAGTGCATTCCCTTTATGGATTGACTCAGAACTTAATTTAACGTTCATTGATGCTCTGTTTGAAGGGGTTTCTGGAATAACAACAACAGGAGCAACTGTAATTGATGATGTTAGTTCATTACCTCGGGCATATTTGTACTATCGGTCACAGTTAAATTTTATAGGTGGTTTAGGAGTTATTGTTCTGGCGGTTGCTGTATTGCCATTATTGGGTATTGGTGGTGCAAAGCTTTATCAGTCAGAAATGCCGGGGCCATTTAAGGATGACAAACTCACTCCCCGCCTGGCCGATACGTCACGGACACTGTGGATAACTTATTCTTTATTAGGTATTGCTTGTATTGTCTGTTATAGACTTGCAGGAATGCCTTTGTTTGATGCTATTTGTCACGGGATTTCCACAGTTTCGCTTGGTGGTTTCTCAACTCATAGCGAGAGTATCGGATATTTTAATAACTATTTGGTTGAGCTGGTGGCTGGTTCTTTTTCCCTGCTATCGGCTTTCAACTTCACTCTTTGGTATATTGTTATTAGCAGGAAAACGATAAAACCTTTAATCAGAGATATTGAACTTCGTTTCTTTCTGTTAATAGCCTTAGGGGTGATCATTGTTACCTCTTTCCAGGTCTGGCATATAGGTATGTATGACTTGCATGGAAGTTTTATTCATTCGTTTTTTCTTGCCAGCTCCATGCTCACTGATAATGGTTTAGCTACGCAGGATTATGCAAGTTGGCCCACGCACACGATAGTGTTTTTGCTGTTGTCAAGTTTCTTTGGGGGATGTATAGGTTCAACTTGTGGTGGAATTAAGTCACTTCGATTTCTTATACTTTTCAAACAAAGCAAACACGAGATAAATCAGCTTTCTCATCCCAGAGCGTTGTTGAGTGTAAATGTAGGAGGGAAGATAGTTACAGATCGTGTAATGAGGTCTGTATGGAGTTTCTTTTTTCTTTATACTCTCTTCACGGTGTTTTTTATACTGGTGTTAAATGGTATGGGATATGATTTTCTTACATCATTTGCAACAGTGGCTGCATGTATTAATAATATGGGATTAGGTTTTGGGGCTACTGCATCGTCATTCGGAGTGCTTAATGACATTGCAAAATGCTTAATGTGCATAGCTATGATTCTTGGTCGCCTTGAAATTTATCCTGTTATTATATTGTTTTCAGGTTTTTTTTGGCGCTCCTAATATATGGCTGATTTATAATTGTGAGTTTAATATTATGTTGACTCACTCATTGATCCAATACCTAACTTTACCAGCAACACCTCCGTCCCCAGTAGCACTGGCTGCTGGGGTGCGTTTTATTCATAAAGCAAGGCTGTATGAGCGAGAAATTAAAGATAGTCTATCGCCCATTACAAGAATTGTCACCGTATGCGCACAACGCCAGGACGCACAGTACTGAGCAGGTGGCACAACTGGTAGAAAGTATTAAGCAATTCGGCTGGACTAATCCGGTGCTGATTGACGAAAAGGGCGAAATTATTGCGGGTCACGGTCGTGTTATGGCGGCTGAAATGCTCAAAATGGATTCTGTTCCGGTCATTGTTCTGTCTGGCCTGACGGATGAGCAGAAGCAGCGATAACGATCAGTATCGCTCCCGTAATGCATTAATCCGTCGCCACATTGAGAAAATGGATGCCAGTTTGCACGTCGGAACGAAGGAGTTTGATATTTCAAAGGTTTCCGAGGTGGATTCTGTTGATGATTTACTCATTGATAATGCCGCTCGTTATCTGCTGAAAGACTGGAAAGGGGTTGGTGAACTGGTTAATGGTGTTGAGGTTGCACTGGAATATACGGCAGAACGAGGGATCGCGCTGCTTAAGCAGAATCCAGAGTTGTACTGGCAGATCCTTGCAGAAGCAGCCAGCATCGCCCAGGGTAAAGAGCAGCAGAAGCAGGATACGATAAAAAAGCCATAGCTGCCCAGCGGTGGTTATCGGAGTTCGGGGGAGAAAGGGGGGAAAAGGCAAGATGGAAGCGAGAAAAACTCAGGTTGCCACCGATACCGGAACCAGAAATAGACCCGGTGCTTAAGGAGTTGTTGTACGCCTATTCGGTAATATCCCGTGCCCGACGTTATGCTGGAATGGCTGGGGTGCCTTTGCCTTTATCTCTGACAGAGATAAATGAATATTTAGCCACTCATCCGGTATTGATTGAGCGCGATGAATTTGAAGCAGTGATCTTTGCACTGGATGACCAGTATTTTCAGGAGC